TATTTAAATATAATCTTTAATGATCTAGATGAATTTATGCCATATAAAAAAGGTGCTGCTCAGTATGTGAACAACACCTTGAAGAGAGGAGAAAATATTAGACTCTATCAATAATTAACTATCAGCTAACTTTTGAAAGTAACTAAGTGCTTCATCTTCTTCATTAGAAGATGATGCTACAGGTGCTGGTGTTGGGTCTACTGACTCAGCAACAACTTCCTGATCTAGTCTAGGAGCTTGGGAACGAGTCTGTCCCAAGACAGTCTTTAAACGTCTCTCCAAATCTTCATAAGATTTAAACTGATCTGGTGCGGTAATAGCAGATAGAGAATACTCTTTCTTCCATAGTGCTTCTAATGCATCGTCATCATCTAGTAAAGGTGATACCTTATCAAATTCTGACTTATCATAATTCCAGAACCCATCCTTCTTAACAATCTTCAGCTTGAAGTTTGCACCCTGCCAGAAATCGAAAGGATTGATTGGAGTTTCATCATCAAACTCTGGTTGCATTGCTTCCAGAATCTTATCAAATATTTTCTTACCATACTTAAACAAGAATACTCTCCCTTCATTCTCAGGATGAAGAGGATCTTTAACAACATAAATGTTGGAGTAATAAGAAAGCTTACGCTTCTGCTTACGTACTGTATCCTTATCTGATTCATTACCACTGTTCCATAGTGTACGGTTATAGTCTGAAACAGGGTCCTTGCCACCTGATGTGGTTAAGGAATTCTCAATGTACCATCCACCTGGCCCTTGAAAGGAATGAGTGAACATTCTCTGCCAAGGCACATCTTCACCTTCTGGTGCAGGAAGAAACCTAATTACTGCATAACCATTACCTGACTTATCAAGTTCTGGTTTCCAGATTCGTTCATCATCAAACGATTTGGTTTCTCTTTGGGGGGTTGTTTGTTTGTTGTACTCATCAATAAGTGATGAGAAATCGGATTGCTTTTTTAGTGCGGCTAATGACATATTATTCTCCTATATTAAAATATTATTTGTTTATATTAACGTATTAACACTATTTAGTCACGAAATCCTTCACCCTTTACGAAATGGTGAAGTCTATGACAAAGTATAATCCACCCTAAGTGAATTATGTTATCTGAGGCGTAACTACCTACGCCCCAAATCATCAACTTATACTTGCACTTACGATTTGTAGTGCCGGTTATTGTTGTTTCTTCTCGCATAACTACTCTGTTGTTTGCGTTGTAACAGGGCATTATCGTATTCTAACTTACGAATATATTTCTGCAAGTCTCGCATCTTATATTTCAGAAAATCATTTTCCCGAATTATATCTTCTGGAGCTCGTTTTCTACCCTGCTTTTTAGTATTGCCTTGCATTTTTCCTTATCGAATTTAATGAAAGGTTGACAATTATGAAGTGTACTCCTGAGTTTCGGCCAAACCCAATCCTCACTCACTTCATGGTTAGTAAACTCTATCCAGTTAAGGAAAGAGTCTAGGATAATCGCTGATACTATGGATATATCTTTCCTTAGTAACAACTTTACAATCGGTGGATGTGTTTTAGTTTCACACATAAACAGTCCACCAAAAGGTCTATGATATTCTATACATCTTTTCAAATCTTGGTCAAACACTCTTGTTATTGATTGTTGTATCTTAATCCATTCCTTGTAATTACCTTCAGCCTTATCTCCTGTCAACCACTTTGGATTGACACTATCTTCTGTTGCAAAATTACTTACCAGAAAGTTTTGATACTCTGGTCTATTGTATCTCTTAGATAGCTTGTGGAAGAAGTACCTATCGTTCCTTTTCATAAAGGAATCTTTAGTACATTTTATTTCTCCATTATATTTTACAAAATCGTAATTAGGTGATTGAAAGTGTAATCTAATCGCCAAATACATTTTGTATGCATCAAAGGCTTCCAAATCATACTGGTAGTGAATTTGTTTTAGGTAAATAATGAAGTGCTTCCGCCTCCATCTGGATTTTCTGTTTTAATACTTTATTAACCAACCTTGCAATGGAATTGGGTTCTATTTCCTTTTCCTTACAGTACTCTAAACAAGCATCCATATATGATATGTGTTTTGTTTGTACCATTTGCTCAATCAATAAACTGAACTTTGTTGGTGTAATAATATCTAATTCGTTATTGTTCATAGGTTCTATTATATAATAAAATATCTCAAAAGTCAAGTCTTTTGTTGATATGATTTAAAATCGTCTATTGCGGTTATAAGTTGTGGGATATAGTCATCAACTGTTTTTACGAATATTTGAGGTATACCACTATCGGGCATAATGAATATTACCAGCTGATCACAGGGGATATTAGTTCTTTCTGTAAACATCTTTGCATATGCAGACCCTTGAATGAAATAATTTTCAATCCATTCTTCCTTCTTATCTGAATTAGAAGTTTTGAAGTCTACTACAGATGTTTTCCCTTCGTACTCGGCAATCATATCTACTGCACCAGCGACCCCATACTCATCAGAATACAAGTAATCTTCAATACAGTAAATATCACCGACTTTCTTTTCTAGTATCTGAACTGCTTCTAGAAAAAGAAACCATACGCCGGGATTCTTTGCAAGTGCATCTCCACTAAAAGAATCATAATCATCTATCTCATTTAGGAAATACTTTTCCATGAGACTATGGAAATGTGTTCCTCTAGTGGTTGCTCTCTTTGTTATTCGGTTGGCTTCTTCATTCCCCACTCTCTTTCTCCATGCAAGTATCGACTCTTTTCCTCTTATCGATAGTACGGATGTTATAGAAGGGTATGATCCATTAGGTGTTTCGTAATGTCTATTACCACCAACATTTGTTCTCACAAGTTTAGGTAACTCTGGTAAGAGTTTCCTAGCATAATTTTTCAATATCATTATTTATTTACAAAACCAGTTTTATATTGGACTCCACTCTTAGTCTTTAGTGCAGTCATGATTTTCTTACGATTGCCCATTAGGTTGTAACTACAATGAACCCATCCACTATTAGGGTTGACTCCATCATAGAACTCTAAAATGAGCTGGTCAAAATCTAAATTCTTAGAAATCCACAATGCAAGGTCAGGGTTTGGAGTTGAAAAAGATTCAAAATCCGCTGCCTGGCCATTCATATGTTGTGAGGTTTTTGAACCACCAACAGCCGCATTTAATTTTGGGCCACGATAACCAGAATTTATTGTGATAACACCAAACTCATCTCTAACTGGTTGCAAAATATGTATTGCAAGGTGTGTTAGATTCACTAGGTGTATATCAGTAGGTGTATTGTCTACACCAAGTCTTTCTGCTGTTGCACTCTTGACCATTTCTGAAAGTGCAAAGTTCTTTGATACTCTTATTGTCTCTGCCATTAGGGCTCCTCAGTATCTTGTACAATATCTACTTTTCCAGAGTTTGGGTCATATTTAACCTTGAAATTTAATTCAATAGGTTTCAATGTTCCATCCTTTAAGGATATTGGTAGTTTACCTTCTACTGCACCTTGAAGTGCTTCTGTTGCACTTTCAAATGTATGTGCAGGGTCACTTTTAATTATTTCATCTAATTCTTCTTTAGCATCATCTGGAAAAATATCATCTATCATTTTCTCAACGTGCTCTTTCGCTAGATTCTGAGCCTTGTCTACAACAAGACTAGAAACTACGTTGAATAGTAGCATTGGTAGCATTATTTTCTATCTCCTAATCCAGTATTATATTTTTGGATGATATATGAACGGACTAAACCACTTCTCATAATATCACCTATATCAAACTCACATGAAAAGAATTCTTCCATTTCGTTGATAATTTTTATGAACTGACCTAATCCAGCCTTTTCTTCATCTTCTCTTAGGTCTGTCTGGTCAAAATCTCCTGAGAACATGATTTTGGAATCCTGACCAACTCTGGTCATAATGGTGTCCAATTCGTGGAAGTTTAGATTTTGGCATTCATCTACAAGGACAATAGAATTATCTAACGTAATCCCTCTCAAGAAGGATGTTGATAGAAATGAAATACTTCCTTGTTTCTTTAGTTCATCATACAACATATCAAACTGCTCTGGTGCAGAGAGTTTGAACATAAATCTTAACATATTGTCGTAGGGAACTTGATATAAAGAACTTTTATCTTGGTCATCACTTGGCATGAACGCAAGACTTCTAGTAGGCATTAAAGACCTTACTATGTGTACACAGTTATAATTTGTTGAGGGGTCAAGAACTTCTCTGATTGCATTGCAAAGAAGAACGAAAGTCTTTCCTGTTCCTGC